ATAAGTGCTTATATTTTCTTCGTCTAAGTTTGATTTTATAGCAAGTATGTTTTTAGCATTAGTTTGAGCTGTTGTTAAAAAAGCTTTTTCATCACTTAAAGAAGTATTAAAAGTCTCTACTCTATTTTTTAAAAATTCATTAGCTCCTTTAACTACAAACTTTGCAGCAGCTATTTTTTTAGCAAACTTTTCTTGTTCTTTTGCTTCATCTTTTTTTCTTTTTATTAAGTCACTTTGAAGTTTTTCTCCAAACTCTATTGACGATGCTTCATAACGTGCCATTATTTACTCCTGTTTTCCTAGTAAACTCATACTAGGTTGTGTTTGTTCTTGAGATTCTTGTGGTTGTAAGTTTTCTTGCTTTTCAAGAATGCCTGCTTGTAAAGGTAACTCTTCTATTTTTTGTAAAATTTCTGCAGGTACTGATGTTTTAGAAATACTTTCTTTAGTAGGCATTTTACTTTTAGTTAAATTTTGCATTTGCTCAAATTTATTTTTAGCGTCTTCTTCTAACTCTGTTTCATCTTCATCTTCATCGCCACTATATAAACTATATTCAACTCCAGCTCTTTCACAAAGAGCAATAACTACATACATTAAAGGCTCTAAAAGCATCATCATTAAATCAGGATTCCATTGTCCTTCTTTAAACCCTGCATATAAAACTTGCATAACTACATCACTTACTGGAACTCCTTGACCGATACCAGAAATAATAGACAAATAATTTTCTTCAATAATTAACTCGCCTACTACATAATCTAAAGCTTCTTTAAAATTTGTAAATCTAGAAGCACCTTCCCACGGATAAGGAGTATCAGGACTATTAGTTAGAGACTGTCCGGGAATAGGTCTTCCTGCTTGTGATATAGCTTCAACACCTTTAGGGTCAAGCTCTTCAAACATGTTTTGTTCCATTATTGCATTCCTCCCATACCCATAACATTCATAGCTTGTTGTCTATTTTGAAACCAAGCATTTTCATCTTGGATAAGACCAGACTGTATGTAGTCATAATTTTGAATAGCTCTTACTTGATAAGGATTTCCTATATTATTTTGTACTGCTAAATCAATAGTATCAAAAATACCTTGAGCAGCATTTGGTTGCATTAAAGATGCCATGTTTATATTTGTAAAGTTACTATCAGGAGTAGGTCTTTTTCCTACTACAGCTTCATATCCTTTTTGTTCTATTCCCTGTGTAAATCCTGAAGTTGCACTATCTACAATTTTTTGTCCAGCATCAAAGTCTTGTATAGAAGTTTTAATATTTGAAAACTGGTCACTTGCATATCCTTTTATTTTTTCACCTATAGTTTGTTCAGCTACATTAGAAGCTACTTCTGTTTGAATACCGGTTCCTAAATCAAACGGTTTATCTAGTAAGCTAGAACTATCAAAAGCATTTTTTACATTAGTTCCTAAATCAGTAGGAGCTTTAAAAGAATTTACAGTTTCTTCAATACTAGGAAGTTTAAAATCTTTTATATCTTTCATGGCAGCGTCTCCTATAGTCTTAGCATCTAAAGTAGGAGCAGGAGTAAAAGAAGCTTTTAAAGTATCTACAGGTCCTGAGAATATAGACTTTACTGAGTTACCTAAATCAGCTACAGTTCCTTTACCAGTAACTACATCAAAAGCAGAACTAATAGTATCTGTAACTCCTGTGTATACTTTGCCTACCATAGAACCAGCAGTATGAATAGCACTTAAAGTTTTACCAAATAGTTGACCTGCTACTCCTTGACTGTTTGCTAATTTACTAGCAAATTGTCCAAACTTACCCCAGAAAGTTCCTAGTCCTGCCATCATATGTGGCATAAGAAACATCATACCTAGTTGCCCTACTACTCCTAGTTTACCAAAAGCTTTACCAATTTTTCCTACAACTTTTTTAATACCTCTGCCAATTTTCTTAGCAACTTTTTTAATACCTTTAAATATTTTTTTAAATAATCCCATTATTAATCTCCTGAAAACATGTTATCTACAATTTTTGTTATTGAGTTTAAATTAGAAGACCAGTTTTTAGCTGTGTCTCCTTCATTACCTATAGCTGCTATTAATAACTGTGCTCTTCTATTAGCTTCATTATCTGACCATTTAAAATCATAATCAGCTTGGTCTCTTAGTTCTTGCCATAAAAAAGATTGAGCTGAAGAACTTAAATTAAAAGCGTTCTGTGCGTTTTGTTGATTAACAGCATTTTGAGCAGCGGTGTTAGCTGTGTTAGCTTGTCTTCTCCAAGTAACATTAGATTGTATTACTGCTTGTTCATTCTGTGCGTTCCATTGTTGTCTATTAAAATCTACTTGAGTGTTAAACTGGTCTACTTGATTTATTATAGCAGCATTAGCTTTATTTACATCTGCAATTCTTTGAGCATCTCTAGCATTAGCAGCATTTTCAGATTGAACATTAAACTGTCTAGATGCATTTAGTTGTGCTGTATTAAATTGATTCATTTGATTTTCAAGACCAGCCATAAATTGATTAGTTTGATTTTCACTCGCACTATTAAATTGCCTTGCTGCATTTTCAGCAGATTGATTACTTAATAGTCTTTGTTGGTCTTGTTGAGCTCTCATCATACTAGCTTGTTGTTGGTTGTTAAGATTGCTCATATCCATTTGTAAAAAGTTTTGAGCATTACTAATAGAAAGTTTAGTCCTCTGGTCTACTGTAGCCATATCTAAACTAGCCATAGCTGTAGCATTTTGCATAATAGATTGTTGTTCTGCATTCATATTTGTAAGAGCTACTGTTTGCATAAACTTACTGTTAGCTAACTCTACTTGTTGTGCAGTACTAAATTTTGTCATGTCCATATTAGCTTGGACATTAGCACGTTGCATTGCAGTTTGTTGGTCAGCACTTAGTTGAGCTATTCCCATTTGTTGAGCTAACTCACCATTACGTATATTAACTTGCATTTGTTTGTTAAGGTTTGCAAGTTCTGTCTGTTGTGCAGCACTAAGGTTTTCTGAACCAGCTTGATTAAGAGCTGATAAGTTTGCTAATCTCATTTGTTGGTCATTAGATAAATTAGCTAAATCCATTTGTTGTTTAAAACCAGAATTTTTAGATAAGAAATCTGCAGCGTTTTGCATTTCTAATATTCTTTCTTGATTAACTGCAGCTTGATTAGCTCCTTCAACACTTGCTTCTATCTGAAGCTCTACCATATTTAACTGCTGGTCATTACCAAGGTTTTGCATATTTGCTTGTTGTTGGTTTTGAGCATTAGTTATTGCAGCTTGCTGTTGATTTTGCAAGTTTTGCATTCTTGTTTGTTGTTGCATTTGTGCAGAAGTCATTACAGCATCTTGTGTAAATTGACTTTGCATTGTAGACATTTGCTGTGCCATCTGTGCAGTTTGACTTGCAGCTCCTTGACGATTAGCTAAGTTAGCCATTCTTAATTGTTGTTCTTGATTAGCTTGCTGTAAATTAGCTTGCTGTTCATTACTTAAATTTTGAGCTGCTCTAGTTTGTAAAGCTTGTGCATTACTTTGAGCTATAGGCATAGCTGATTGTATAATAGAATTAAATAAAGCGTCTCTACCTACACTAGAAACACTTATTCCTCTTGCTGACATTCTTTGATTAACAGCATCTACAGCAGGTTTAGCCCATGAAGGTATTGTACCGTCTTCCATACCTCCTAATAAACTTTCCATTTGTGAAGATACTAAAGCTTCTGTAGGTAATGCAGCAATAGCAGCATTTACTTCTACAGGATTAGTATCTACTTGAGCTGTTACAGTTGCAGGATTTTCTACAATAGCAGCAGTTATATCAGAAGGTAAATTACCAACTTGAGCTAACATATTAGAAGCTTCGCCCTTTGCAGCAGTTCCTGTTACTGCTCTTTGTTGTGAAGCTTCGTAACCAACTGTTCCTATAATTTGTGCAGCTTGACCACTTGTAGCGGATATGCCTGTAATAGCTTCACGACTTTGTACTTCAGCATCAGAACTTTCAGATATGTTAGCACCTACGCCTTTTACATCTTTAGCAAAAGCCCCTGAAGATAATATACCTTCTACGTTTGTAGCTTTTGCAGCATTTGCAATACTTTCAGATATTCTTGCAGCTTCTGCAGGGCTTGATAATTCTGATATTTCTTGTACTTTAGCAACAGCTTCTGGAGATAGTTCTCCTATAGCAGCTTGAACTTCTGGACTATCTGTAATTTTTGAAGCTACCATTTGTGCAGCTTTTATTTGTTCTGGAGTTTTTGCAGTAGTAGCAGTCATAGTAGCTACTTGTTCTGCTTCTTGTTTATCTATTGTAGTAGCTGTTGCTTGTCTTGTAGGGTCTAATTGAACAGTACCAGCTGTTGTGTCTTTCATAGAAATATCTTCAACATCTGCAATAGGTACAACACCTTCAGGTATTTTACCAGCAGCTATGTCTGTTGCAGTTCTTCCAGTTGTTATTGTTCTTGTACCTCTTTCTGATTCAAACAAATCTTGTTTTTGTTTGTCTGTCATCCCTGAAAATTCATCAGTAGGAGTATCATCAGTACCTCCTCCGTCATTAGTACCTCCTCCGTCATTAGTACCTCCTCCGCCTGTAGTATCACCTACTTTTTGTCCTGTGTTTATATATCTATAACCATTCCATGCATGAATAAACCCATTTATTACTTTTGTAGCTTCGCCATTTGGAGGGTCTTTAGGTTCACCATCTCTTTTTCCACCGGGTCCATCAACACCCACCCCTCCGGGTCCAGCCATTGAATTTGGTTTATTACCTACAGGAGGTCTATTAGTTATTTCATCTTCATTAATAACAGGAGAGTTATTTATAATATCGTCTGGTACTTGTGGTTCTCTAACTTTATCGCCTCTAGCATAGCCAACTCTACCTCCAGTACGATAATCTTTTCTTTCAGATTTATATTTTTGTTTATATTTTTTTGCCATAGCTATATTCCTATTTTACTTTACTTCGAAGAGTTTGTCAAGTTTTTCACCAATTTTTTCTATTCTATCCATGATTAATTCCATGTCATCTTTAAGTTCTAATTTTGTAACATACTCTTTTGCAATCTCTTCACGTGTCTTGTTTAAGAGTATGTCTTGTCTTTTAAGCTCTGAAGTGTTTTGTCTAATCTGAAACCAAATTGGAGCAAGTATCAAAGTTATTAAAACATTCCAAACAATGTAAGGTGATATCATTTCCATTTTAACTTCCTTTTTAAAATATTTGTTTTTATTTTACGTCTCTAAAAAATTAAACCAACCTGTAATAATATATTTTTCTTGGTTCTCAGATATTTGTCCTTTATGAGCATGAGTCCAACCTGCAGGAAAAATAATTGTTGAACCTTTTCTAGCTTTTGTAACATAGTCTTGATATAAAAACTGTGTACCTCCATTTTCAACATCATTTAAATATGTGCTAAAAACCAAGTGTCTGTTTATAACATTAGGATTACCATCGTTTTCTATATGCCATTTATAAAAACCCCATCCTTTATCATAATATTGTATTTTAGGACGGTGATTAATACCATAAAACTCTACATCATCTGCAAATTTATATTTTGAAGTGTATTGTTTTAAACATTTTAATAATTCATTTTTATATAAAAGGTTTGTTAAATCTTCTGGAGCTATCATTATCTCTAATGATTTTTTTACTTTCTCATCTAACTTACCATTACCAACTCTACCATCTTCTGCGTTAGCTTTATTAACGTTCCAATAATTAATTAGTTCATCAACAGCTTCTTCACTTATTTGATATTCGCCTATAAAGTTCATTGTTTAAAATAAGCAGGTAAACCAATCATAGGTCTACCATCAAATTTATTTTGTTTAGCATCTTTACTACTTGCATCGTTGTAGTGTAAAAATACCTGCCCACAATCTTTACCTTCAAAGGGTTTTCTCCAATGTTCTACATCACAACCACGATACATTAACATATCCCCTTGGTTTAAATTTATTTCAATATCAGGTTCTAAATATATTGACCAATTATCACCACCTAAATTCAAAGTAGTAGATATTTCACAAGAGTATCTATCTTTATGTCTTTTTAACTTATCACCATTTTTATAAATTCTTGCATAAGAATAAGTTTCAATTAGCTTTACACCTGATTCTTTTTCCATTATTGGCTTAACTTTTTGTAATAAAGTTTCCATAACTATATCAGCGTAATGTGAATAAGTTTCAGGTATTTGATTGTCATTCCAAACTCCAAAGTATTCAGTAAACTGTGATATATATTTTTCATCAAACAAATATCTTGCTACATCTTTTTTATTTAAAAAATATTGATAACAAAAATCTGCTAGTTCTTTTGATATAGCACCTTTAATTACTTGGTATTTATTTTTTTTAAAACTCATTTAAATGGGTATCCTAAATTCCAACACACTAAAGAGTGTCTTATACCTTTTGTTACAGGTTTAACTCTGTGCCAAACAAAAGAAGGAAAAATTATTACACTTCCTTTTTTTCTAATTTCTTCGCATATTCTAGGTTGTGAACCTTCGTCTGTATTTCTAAAATCAAACTCTAAATCTCCACCTTCATATTCTTCAGGGTCAGTTAGTGATACAGTCATACTAAGTTTTCTTAACTTACCGTGCCTGTTTGGGTTTTCAGGTTCGTTATAAGGTTCTTCGTATGAATCACAATGCCAATCATAAAACTGTCCTTTTTTATATTCTGTAAACTGACAAGGCTCTGACCAGTCCCATTCAAAATTCCACCCTGCATTTATATTTGCTTGATGTATATAAGGTTGTATTTCGTTATATATCCACCTATCATCCATCCATACAATATCTGACTTACGTTTTTTTTGAATGTTTTTTAATTGTAATTCTGTAAGTTCTTCTTTGTTATTACTTCCTGTAATAGCTGTTTGTTTTTTTTGTTCTTTACCATAACGTACTATATCATCGCATATTCTTTCAGGTATAGCAGATTTAAAATACCAATAATACCATTTAAGATTCATACTCTTTTCCTGTATTTTTATATTTTTCTATAACAGAAGGAAGTAAAAAATCTTCTATTGCATATGGTTTTTTTTCTATTTTATCCGTTCTTATTGTATGTAAATCTACATCACCAAAAATAGAATCATCATATTTTATACCTTGTATTTCAAATTGTTTTAAGTTTTTAAAATTATGTTCAAACTTAGGTATATTAAAAAAATCATAAACACTATTAACTGTACTTTGTGGGTTAGCAATTAACTGGTCATATGTAATAAACAAATGTTCATAATTTTTTTGTACTAAGTCAATTTGTTTAATAGCATTTCCTAAAACACCTGTTTCTGGATTCATATAATAATCTGCATCTATTTTAAGATTTTCTTTTTTAACTTTATATGCTTTTAATAACGAAGCTAAACACTCTAAAGGGTTTCTATACAAAATTAAAAATTTAATCTTTTTATCAAAATACTTTTCTAATAATTCAAGGTTACCATCTGACCACCAATTTGACCTATTAATAACATATTTTGTTTTAAATGTTTCAGAATAAGTATAAAAAGTTTTCCTAATAACATTGTCTAAAGACTCATTATGAGGAAAGTTTTGGTGTTGAGATAATCTTAAATCTTTTTGATTTTTAATTAAATCAAGCTGGTAAATAATTTCAGTAAGAGGACTATTAGCTGTAAAAGTTATATCTGTATTTTGATTTAAAATACTACCAAGTAAAGTATTACCTGCACGTTGTAAACTTATACAAAAATATAATTCCATTAATAGGCTAAGTTAAATCCAATCGCCTTCTTTTTTTAATTCAAATACTCTTCTTAAATTCCAAACACTTGATGCAGCAAAATCACCGTTTGGGTCATTAACAGCAACAAATCCTGAACCACCATTACCACCCATTCTAGATGAAGATGCAGGACCATAAGCACCACCACCACCTCCGCCACCTTTATTAACAGCACCAGCAGTTGATGCCAAATCAGATGCAGAGCCACTTCCATATCCTGTTCCACCAGTTCCTCCGGGTCCGGGAGCACCTCCTTTGTCATTAGGAGCTGAAAGATTGCTATCACCTGCTGCTCCTCCACCACCGTCTGCTCTAGCTACTGGAGAACCTGTAATAGAAGATGCTACACCTTGTCCGCCTCTACCTCCAATAACATTATCAGGATTACCTTTTTGACCTGCTTCACCTGCTCCACCGCCACCTACAGCACAACCATAGTTTGAGTCTGGACTTCTAGCACCTCCACCTGCATAACCTTGATTAGCTGTTCCTGCACCTGCAGCACTTCCGTCAGGTTTATTACCAACACCATACCAAATACCAGAACCTCCGCCTGAGCCTCCATCTTGTCCAAGCTGACTACCACCAGCACTACCGCTTGGATTAACATAAGCAAACCTACTTCCGCCTGAGCCTCCGCCAGCAGAAGTTATGGGTCCAAAACTAGAATCTGCTCCAGGTCGCCATTCTCCATGTGCTCCTACAGCAACTCCCCCTGCTCCAACTACAACAGGTACTGTTGAGCCTGCGGTAACAGTTAAAGCTGATTCTGCGGAAGCTCCACCACCAGATGCTTCGCCGGGTGTAGATGACCTGTAACCACCAGCTCCTCCACCTCCGCCAAAAAAACCTCCTGCTCCACCACCAGCAACTACTAAATAAGTTACTGAGGTTGTTTTAGAAGGTACTGCATAGTTTGTACTGCTATTAAAAGATGTTACTTTTGCTGAAAAAACTGGCTCATGGTCTGCTCCAATTAATTGACTTCTTTGATTTCTTGTAATAGACATATTATTAAACCTCGTTCCATTGTAAATTAGTAGCATCCCAAACGTAATCAGTTTCTGTTACTGGGTCAGTACTATCGTTAAATGTTTTACCTATCCATCTTAAGTTAGCTTCATCCCATGTTGCGTTAGCTCTGAGACCACTTATATCAACTGTATTTGGAAAAGTTACAGGTGGTTGCCAATCGTCATTTGAATCTAAAGACCAAGATGAAAATTGTTGAGGTTGTAAAAATTTATCTTTAGAGCTATCATAAATATAATCAATACCACAGTATTGTTTTCTAAAATTATTGTTA